TTATTGGGTATTGAGTTTGTTGGCCGATATGACGAAAAGCGGATTCCAAAATACCCCGCTGTGGTGATTGTGCCTGGAAAGCGCGACAAAGAAATCCACGGCACTCAGACATTTAATATTGATATTCTTCTATACCTTTATGTCTATCATGCCGATTTGACTCTAACGAAGAGAGAACGATCAAGAGCTGATATGGAATTAGTTGCTGGAATCGAAGCATTACTAGAAGAGGATTATGCATGGCAAAAAAATCCTTTAGATCCTAATACAAGACAAGTAGTGTTCGCTTATATTGCAGAAGAAGAACCTGGAGTTCTTCAGCCAAGTTCGCAAAAATCGAATATGATTATTAGTACGAGAATGACATGGCGAGCACTAATCCAGCGGAGGTTTTAAATGCGTGTAGAGTTTAATAATCCTGAGTTACCGAAAGGTATGGAGATGGACGTTGGTGGACTCCTTGTTATCAATGGAGAGACTGTGAATGTATCTGACGATGAACTTGATCTTTACGAGAGAAAGCATGGTATTTCATTAGCCGATGCTCTTTCAAGGAATCAGTTTGCCACTGTTGATGGAGTTAGCTTTGTTCCAGTAAGTGAACCGGCCCCCGTTTCGTTTGAAAGTGAAACCACAGGAGATGATGATAGCGAAGAAGGTGAGAATTAATGCCAGCGGGTATTGGCGCATCAGCATTTGTAGGAATTGCACCTGAAACAACTAAGGGTACATATGTTGCTCCAAGTGTCTATGTTCCGGTTTTAAGTGAGTCACTCGCTTATACAGAAGCGAAGTATTATTCCCAACAGTTGCGTCAGCAGGTAATTGATTCTGAAGTTAAGCCTGGATATTATCATATTACTGGTAATATTGAATTAGAGGTTGATACAAACAACTTCCTTTACTTCCTGTATGCATCTCGACATACTATCACAAAGACCGGAGCTGGGCCTTATACGTATAAGTTCGTTCCGTCAACTGCGGGAGCAACTTCTACAACGGCTGGGCAAAATCAGAGAACTCTCTCAATTACTGTAGTTCGTAACGGAGTCGTTTTCGGTTATACAGGATGCACGGTCGGTCAGTATGAATTTACCATTGACGCAGGAGTGCTTAAGTGTACTCTTACGATCTTCGGTGAAGGTGAGGCAGTACAGTCTGCTCCTACGCCTGCATGGATTGCAGCAGATATCCTCGGTGCAGATTCTCACAACGTCTTTACTGGTGCAAGCGGAGTTTCTCCGACTTTCGCAGCAGTTACTTCGTTCAATGGATTCACCTTCAGTATCAATCATAATGCTGAACCTCAGAATCGTATTGTCTCGACTCGCAGCGCAACGTATATCAAGTTCGGTAAGACTGAGTTTGAAGTTCGTAGTGATCTCGACTTCATCAATCGTACCGATTATGACAATATGGTTAGCTCTGCAACTCAGGCAATTAAATTAGAATCAACGGTTGGTGGAGTTGCCTTTGGTTCAGCCACAGATGGTATACAGCTTCAGGCAAATCGTATGGCCTTTGACACTTATACGATTCCTGTAGCATCTCTTGATGCAATTATCATGGCGAGCTTTGTTGGTCATGGTCTTGCACAAACTGGTGGCGATGGTTACGCCATTAGTGTTAAGTCAGCAGTTTCGATTACCTAAGCAAAATACAGGAGTAATAACATGCCCGACGCAACAGTTTCACAGGAACTTCATCATTACGATCTAAAGACAATTGAAGGCGGCTATATAAAACTGAGGCAACTTCCTTACTACGATATGCTTACTCGTCGTGATAAGGGTAGTATTGCTTCAATGGAATCGCAGCAGCAAAAAGGTAAGAGAGGGGAACCTACTACTACAAAGATGATCCTCGAATCTCTCCAAACATGGGAGAGAGCTTACATGATGAAGAATTGTATTGTTGAGCATAACCTCACCGATAGAAATGGAGTTCCTTTAGACTTTGGTAAGGAAATGACTCTTCGGATGTTAAATCCGAAAGTCGGTATGGAAATCGAGAAACTCATTGACGATCTTAATAGTGAGGGTGATGAGTTTGCTGAGGATTTTCTGAATGCGCCTTCCAACTCCTTAGAACATCAGGATCAGGAACAGTCGATCTTGAGCGAGACTATGGATTCAGTTACGACCTAATCGTAGAATGCATAGAATGGTTGAAAATAGGCCGTCTGTGTAAGGAATTTGGATGCTTACCGTGGGCAGGCGGCCTACTTCAACAACCAAAAGGCGCAGTATTGAGACTTGAAGCAGTAATGGATGCTTCAGCACGTTACGAAGAAATGGTGCTTGAAAGCCAAAAGATAGGAAAAGAGTAACATGGCTTGGCGAATGTACGAGATGAACGTGCTACTACGATTTCAAGATCGTGGTTCTGCGCGTTTACGTAGACTCGCACAAGACTTCAAAAATGTTAGTGCTGCCTCTATGCAACGAGAGGCTACTAATCTTCAAACACGAGCAACTCGAGAATTAGAAAAACAGCAGAATCTACGATCCAAGTTATCTTCAATGACTCGACAAGACGGTATTAATCGTCTTTCCTATGAGTCTAAAATTGCTCGTTTACAAGCTGCTGAAATTGAAGCTAGAAAAGCGGCTGCGGTTACTAGGGGTGGTGCTAGTATAACACCCGCTGAATTAAGACTTTTATCTATTGAGAAGGAAATTCTAGCAACAGAAAAAGCACAGAATCTTGCTAAGAAGGATTTACGTGCTCAGATTAAATTAGCAACTCTCGCGGAAGCTGAGTTTACAAGACAAGCAGAGTTATCTGCACTAGCGGCAAAAAAGGCAGCAAGAATAGAATCTCTTGCTGTTAAGGGAAGAACAATCTCTCATGTAGGCGCGGTAGCAACAATGACCGGAGGATTGGGAGTTCTCGTTGCTGGTGGACTTGCTTCAGGTTACGCTACTTTCAATAGAGAGACAGGACGTGCGGCTACTCAGCTACGTGCTGTTAATGAAAGTTACGCTGTTACCTTAGACCTTACTAAGCGTCTAGAGACTGTTATTCTTGGGATGTCAAGAACATTTCCAGCCTCTACGACTGAAATGGCAAGTAGTGCCTATGAGTTAGCATCAGGTTTGAACTTTGTTCACAAGAATGCTCAGGGTGCATTTGTTCCTCTTGAAACCGGCGCTCAGAGGTTAAAGGCTACAACTCAGCTACTTGCGATTGCTAATAGGGTTGCTGTGGCGGGTGGCATTGATTTGAAAAGCGCCACAGAATCAATGATTATTACGCTTAACAACTTTGTTCCTCATCTTGATGATACACAAGGTTCGGCACATAGAGTTTGGCGAGCAATGAATACTTTGTTTGCTACCGTTAAATACGGAAAAGGTACGTTCGACCAGTTCTCGCCAGTATTCGGCAGAATGTCTATTGCCGCACGTATGGCAGGACAACAGCTAGTTGAAGCTGGTGGCGCGGTTGCTTTCTTGTCTACTCGGTTAGGTTCTCAAAGTCAAGCTGTAACTGGGTATGTTCGTTTGATGCAAATTATGCAACGTCCTGAATTCGTCGCCGGATTCAAAGCATTGACTCATATTGATGTTCGTGTTCCGGGCACAGAAAAGTTGCGTCCATTATCTCAGATAATAGATATCATTACTGGAGGTGGTAAAGGAAAAATCACACAGGAAAACTTTGGTTTAATGAGACAGAATCTTCTTCAACTTATCACTGAAGCAGGACAGAAATCTCTTGGCCGAAATGGTATTGGATTACAGAGTACACAAAATGCCCGCCAAGCATTAGGCGCTTTAATTGCCTATTATAAAGATTATAAAGATATCCTCAGCAATGTAAGAAATAATACAGATGAATTCAATCAGGCATTTAAAGCACAAATGCAGCAGCCTGGAGTAAGATGGCAGGTTGCAGTTAATCAATTCCGAGCATTTGCCATTGTTGTCGGACAAGATGTTCTGCCTGTTATGTTGAGATTCTTAGATTTCTTAACAGGTCTTGCTCATCGTTTTGAAGCTCTCAATCCCCACACGCGAAAGATGATTGCAAGTTTTGCTGCATGGAGTGCAATTATTCTACTTGTGATTGGACCTATCTTAACGCTAACCGGGGGCTTAATCCGATTATCAGCGGGATTAATAGGATTTTCTGGAGCAGCAGAAGGTGCTACGACAAAATCAGCTAAATTATTAGGAGTTCTTCGTAGACTACGGCTCATCGGTACTATTGGTATTGGCATTGCTATAACAATGTATCTGACGAACAAAAAGTTTAGAGAACAGGTACAGGATGAGTTTTATAATCTCGATAAGAAACTATTAAATCCTCATAAGAGTGGTCCCAAAGTCACTATTGGTGGTAAAGACTATTATCTAAAAGATCAAACTCTTCTTACTGACCTTGCTAAAGCAGATATGGCAACTCGGGCAGGTTCTAAAGAGAGAGAAAAATTAGCTAAAGCAGCAAAAAATAAAATTCCACGAACTGGAGAAGATGTAGTTCGCGGTATTGAACCTCCTGCCAAAAAACCACGTACGTTAAAGCCGAGTGAAACAGCGAAAGCGTTAGCATTAAGTATGATGGGCCAGGATGTTGTTGATGCTTTAAATAAAAGGCAGGTAGTTGTTGCAAACAACATTCAAGTTAATTTGGCAAAGGCTCTATCAAGTGGCAATAAGGCGCAGATTCGCAAAGCATATAAAGACCTAATTGCCTTTGACGAAAAAGCGATTGCTCCACTACAGAAGTTGCATGATAGTAAGAAAATTTCAGCAGCTCAAGAAAAGCAGTTGATCGCTCTTTATAATAATGAGACGCAGGCTAAATCAGCTCTTGAAGCAATGACGAATAAGGAAACTGCGGCGCAGACTAAAGCACAGAAAGCCGCTGAAAGACTAGCAAAGCAACATGAAACTCTTACGCATCGAGTTGAAACTGCCAAGACTAAGGTTGAGGATCTCACTCGTAGAATTCAGCAGCTAAATCAAGAGAACCTTCAGAGACTACAATCTGCGTTTGGTAGTTTATTCCAAGGCCCAATCATGCAGGGTCCATTAGCACAAGCATTTGCAAACATTAATAGCACATTGCAAGGGGTTGGAGCTAAGCCTATTCCAATTCCCATTAGCTTAACTCTGCAAGACCAGGCGACTCAACAGGCGAATTTCGATCAACTTAACAAGGATCTTGCCAATCTTGTTGGAAGAGTTGTCAAGGCTGCTCCGAAAGGAATGAAGCAGCAATTCGGTAAAGAGTTTACGGATGAGATTCTAGGTTTAGGTACGGGTGCGCTCCCAATGCTTGAAGGTGTGCTGCACGGTACTCCTAC